CGACTGAGACATATTGATCTCGTCAAAGCCCAACACGCCCGTACCCATCATGCCGTTCTTGAACTGCTTGCTGATGGTATCCGTTGGGTTAAACAGGCCTTTCATGCCTTCAACCAGACCAGCGTTGGCAGCGGGGTTAACCGTTGCATAACGTGGTGACATCACAGCGGCGTTTTCGTTCAGCTTCTGCTGCGCTTGCAACAGAACCAGCGAGGTGCCTGGGGTCGTGCCTGGCGAGCCAACCGTGTTACCAATTGCTTTGTAAGCATTGGCAACGTCAGCGTCAATGCTAGAAGCCAACTGCGAGATACGCGGCTTGAGAACGCGCTCTGCGAAGTCATCCAACTGCATTGTCAGTTCAGCAGATGTAAAGTTCACGCCGATATGCTTCTGCGAAGCCACGGTCAGGGTGGTGAACTGCTCGTTGTCGTCCTGAACTTGCAGGGCAGCACCGTCAGTCACCAGAGCGCGGTCGGGCAGACGAATACGCAGGGTCGAACCGATCTTTGCACCTTCAACAGCAAAGCTGTCGTCGTACTGACGGTTCACGTTACGGGTAAGAACCAGATTGTTTTCCAAGATCTCCAGGGCCTTCCTGGTGATCATGTCAATCGTAAGAATGCTATTTGACATGGTAATTCCTTAAAAGTTAGCGATTCTGAGCTTGCCATTTCTTAGTCTGGCGCAGCCGTTCTGCTTCAATCCATTCCGAGGCAGACATCGTTTTGGTGGACCGGGGGTCCGTCGTGTCATAACTCGGATTGCCTGAAGTTCTGGCAGTTACCGGACTAATCGGTGCGGGCGCGGACGTAGTACGTTTAACTGGCACATCATTGGCTATTTTAGCCTCAATGCGTCCAATCTCCTTTGCTTGCAAGATCGGGCTAAGACGAGAGATGCGATCTGTCTCTTTTGGATTGGACCCAAGGTAGTACGCTACATCAGGGCCAGCATCAGAGGCTTGAATCGCTTGCGCCATCACGGTTGTGATCTTAAGACTTGGGTTGTACGCGACTTGTTCAAAGTCATCGTACTTGGTCCGAGCCTCTTCTTCACGCTCGTGATATGCCTCAAGAATCTCCGTCTGCTGGCGCTGCTGATCCCGTTGTGCGATTAGCTGGATTGCTTTGGCTTCTGCATACGCATCAACCGAATCAAACTGATCTACTGGCGGAACATCAACGGCAACGGGCGGCGGTGCTTGACGCTCACGCTCCCACTTTCGCTGTTCTCTTGCGAGACGTTTTTGAATTGCGGCATCAAGTTCCTCTTGCGAGAATGTCTTGGGCGCAACTTCCGGCGTATCTACTACAGGTTCTGGGACCGCCGTGGCTTCCAGTTCCGGCGCGGGCGCTACTTCCGCTTCAATCGCTACTTCTTCGGTCATTGTGAATCCTGAGATTCCCCGGTGAGCCGCGCCGGTACGGTTATCTTACATCAAATTATTCTGGCAGTGCAACCTTTTCCCAAGGCAATCCGTCAATAGTAGATAATTCATCCGACAATGCGGATTCAATATCTGAAACCATGTCAATTCTCAAAGAAGTCAATGTGTCTTTCAGCCATTGAATTACCATCTGTTCGGTAACCTGCTCAAACGGAGTGAAATTTTCGCTTAAATTGTCAACATTTACACAGGCAACGCTTGTCCAAGGCTTTTTGTGAATAGACTTGCGAACTTCATATTCTACTTTAAAAACAACATTAGTTTTGCCTTGATGTTCTGGCAAACATTCAATTTTAGTTATTGACCAAATTGAGTTCATGGCGCTACTCCAATAAATCCGTAGATTGTGTATTGGTCGCTGCCGCTAACTGTTGCGGAAGGCAATGCGTATGTCCCACTTCGGTTGTACGCGCCAAGACATCCTCCAGCGGCACTAGCGCCAAATGCAGCGTTCCAGTAAGTTTGAACAGTGTTGGTTCCACCATCGCCTTGAGTCTTGACCATTTTGATGTCGTAATTGAGTCCGTTATTGGCGTCAAGTTGAAAGTTTAAGGCTTTTGACAATGCCGAAGCAGTAATGTTTGAACAATCTACACTACGCCCTGCGGTCAAATCAGACACAGCAACTTTTACTGTTGCGCTTGATTGAACAATGGGTAGAACCTCTGTGCCAGCAAGCGGAGTGGTTGCGCTAGTAAGCGCGGAAATCTTTTTATCTGCCATGCTGACTCCTTTAAGACTTAGTTAGCAATTTTCAGCACCAGAAAACTCTGGCAATGTTTTTAAATGCTCGTAAACTTGAGCAATAAAGTTTGACGCGCCAGCTTCAACAGAAACAGGAACTTGGTACTGCTGAAAAAGGTTTTTATCGCCACCTGTAAAACTTACGATTGCGTTTACTTCATTTTTTGTGCCATTAACAGACACAACCTTTATGTAAGCCGGAAAAGATACGGATCGTGTCCCTTCTTCAATATTGCCCATTGTTGTTTGAACAACAACTTTTCCTTCAAGGGACATAATTTTTCGCAATGCCATTGCAATTCCTTTTAATTAATAACTTGGATACCATTTTACGCCATCATAGTGCAGCGTCATGGCTTGACCAACAACAGCAGTTGATGCTTTTCCAATGTTTCCAGCGGTTGTCAAAGTGAAAGCCCCATCGGGAATAATTGTTACGCTACCCCGAAATGAGGTTAATGGAACATTAATTGTTGCAATAGCTGCCGTGCCAGAAACGTGAAATATTTGCTGAGAACTTTCAATCGAAATTGTTGAAGCAGACGCAATTGCCGTTGTGGTTGCCGATGATGTGTTGTGTAATGTAGTATTTAGAACTATTGCGCCAGCACCGTTTAAATTGACAACTTTAGTGTTTACAAAACGAACAATGGCGTTAGACACTTGACCAGCACCAACATCGGCTGCGCTGTCACTTGCTATTTTATAAGGAGTCCAATTTTTTATTGCACAATTTACAAAATTGAAAATTACGGGCAATGTTGAATTGCCTTGAATCATAGTGCTGCCAGAATAACTCCAAACATTATTACCACGATATGGCGGGCAATTATCTAAAGTAACCATTGCAATGCCGCCATCACCCGCGCCTGAGTCAATCACAAACATATTGGCGGCATCTGATGCCATGTAAAAATTGCAGATATTTTTTAGCTTAATTTCGCCCTGAACATAGAAGTTGGCACAGGCAATTTCAATTGTTGTGCCGATCATGTTAATGTCTTTGCCTTCAACACCATATCCAAGTTGTGATGTTGTTTTTAAGACTTCTCCACCCAAAACAACAAGCTGCCCGACTACGTTTTGGATTGATCTTGCCGCAGTTTGCCAAGTGGTGGCGTTGTATCCTGTCTGAGAAGTCCACTCATAAGGGTTGCAATCCAGTTGAGGTGCAACAAGTGTTATAAAACCATTAGATTGATTACCAACAAACGCTTTTTGAGCGCCACGGCATTTAAACCCATAAACAGCATTTTCAGATTGGGCCGCGTTTACAGATGCAGTTCCAATCTCTTGCCCAAATATAAGCCCAACAAGGCAATATGAAACGGCCATGCCGTATACGTTATTGAACTGTGCTGGCGCTGCATTGCTCACACTATACCAACGGATGGCGCACGCATAATTTTTAAAATCTGCGTTGACGTTGACGTTGTACAGTTTTAACTCTCGACCAGTAATGCCTAAAACAAATGTGGCCCCTGCGCTTGAAAATGATCGTGTTCCAACAAGACCATACCCATTAAAATCAATAGTTTGACCAATTGAACTAATTGTTACCGCATCAACAGAATAACTTTTTGAAAACTTGATTGATTTTCCGCTATCAAAAGCTGCTTGAACTTTAAGTTGGTCTGTTGCGCCAGCAAAATCTTCAACGTCCCAAAAATCGCGCATTTTGTCTTGTGCTGATCTTGCGACAACACCAGAGCCGCTTTGAACAAAACCGATCCAGTCTGAACCGTCGTTGTCTGCAAGATCTTGGACTGTTCCAACTTGGCCCTTAAAACCCGTGAACGCAACATTTGCGGCATTTTGTGAGTTAATGCCTGAGATATTGTCGTAGGTGGCAATTAGGACATTATTGGCGTCTTCCAACACAAACTTGTACGACACGCCATTAGTTAACCAAATTTCACCGCCACCTGGAACACGCCCAGCAGCATCCAAAATAATAGGATTAGTACGGGCAACATTCCCCGCGTTAGTGGTGTAAGAGGCAACCGGCGTAGTTGTACCGGCAAGATAGGTGTACAACTTGCCGCCTGACAAGATGACACCATTGTTGTCAAAGAATTGAGCCGCTGCGCCGCCCACGGGAGAGAGATTGACGGCCATTTTATTTCCTACGCAGTAAGTGCAGCAACTTTATCTTGAAACGCTTTGATACGAGCGTCCAAGGCGGCAGTCTTGGCTTTCAAATCAGCCTGTTGGGTGTCAATCTCAACCTGGGCCGCAGTCTGAGAAACCTCACGATCTGTTACAACTTTCTCGCGCAACTCAACCGCTGTCTCACGGTCTACCGCAGCAGCAAGCGCAGCTTTAGCCTGGGCGTTCAGATCTTTGGCTTTGGATTTTGCCTCGACCAGTTCCTGCTTTGCCGCTGCGCGGTCAGCCGTCGCGTCAACCCTGATGGCGTATGCTTCTGCGTTAGCAGATTCCAGTTCTTGCCTAGCGCGTTCCCTGTCGGTTACCGCATCTTGGGCGGCAGACAAAGCACCTTGGCGAATAGCCAGTTCGTCACGCAACGCGGCCATGTTAGCCAGATCAATTGGAAACTGCTTGGTAAAATAATCAACGTAGTTCACAGCAGCGGAGTCGTTAGAGACTTGCATTTCAACCTCAAGAATAATAGGTAATGTTGAGTTTGGCGCTGGCAGTCTGTTCAATGAACTGGATCTGAGACAGATCGCCGTCATACTGCAACGTAACACCAGCGGCCAACGGCATTCCAACGCTCGCGGTAGGGGCAACGCCATCGTCGCGCCAACGCACTGCTTGCGTCTCGGGCGTAATGATCGCAATCCGAGGAGAGCCAATCAATCCGCTTATATCGCGGGGCGGCACGGTCAGTTTGGTAGCAGAACTCAGACTTGTGATCTGCTGGTACCCCATTACAGAGGTAATCGCCTTGAGGTTAATAGCCATTAGAATCTCCTTCTTTCGGTAAATGACCGAAGTTTAATCAACAATTGTTCTGCGCCAGTGACAACAGACTGAAAAAAATCTCCAGCAAAAAAAGCACCGCCAAAAAATGAGTTCATGTCGGCCAAATGATTTTAAACGGGTCATCTTGCGTAGTTATATCACGAAGTGCCTGTCGGTAAGTGGCCCATTTTGCCTTGTCTACCGGAGAATCTTCTAACTGTGTCCAGTCCGTATCTTTGAGCATCTGGTTACGTTGGCTGCGGATCACAACCCACTGGGTATCAACCCGTGATTGAAGCTCTTCAACAGTCAGCGGCTCAACGTCAACCAAGCAGCACATCCCGTCATACAGATGCGGGATAGAAGATACCAGCTTTTCTGTTGCGTGGTCGTAGGGTTTCCACACAGTGATGACGTAGTAGCCCTGTTCTGCAATCCAATCTAAAGATGGGCCACGGTCGCCAAACGATGTGTTGGGGAACCACTCTGTGTGGTCCTTGATGATAAGTTCTGAGTTGGCAAGCTGCATGGTTACCTCGTTGGGAACGCGGCTGTTGGTACAGAGAAGCTAGCAGTATACCTAGCAATCCCTTTTGTAATTCTGGTGTCTTGTATGTAACCGTTAAAATAATTTCCAGCCGCTTGTGAAGTTTGGTAACCAATTAACAGCGGTTTGCCGCCATCGCTCATAGCTGTTACTTGAGCGGTAGACGTAACTTGAGTACCATTAAAAAACACCTTAATAGTAGAGCCAGTTCTAACCATTGCCACATGGTTCCAAACATTTAGGGTTACAGAGGTGCTTGCTCCGTAGTTTGTTTCGGTAGGTGACAACCCATTTCCATTGCCAAGAACTGCTACCAATTGACCAGCAGAACTAACTGCAAGCCCGTACTGAGAATAAGATGCGTTAAAAACACCGTCTTTGTTAAGTATTTGTTGGTTACTTGCGGTCAGCGTAGTGCAATAAAACCACGTTTCAATTGTAAAATCGCCAGAAACAAGATTCAACTGGGGGCCAGAAAGAATACTCAAGTAATCCCCGGTCCCATCAAACTTCATGCTTGTTGGGGGCCATTTTGCTACTGTAATGCTAGCTTGGGCATCACCAGCCGTGGTTGCATTGTTCTGCACCGCAGCGTCGTAGATTCCCGCGTTGGTGAAGTTGGTCAGGAGGCTGGTGTTGGTTATTGCTGTGACTGGTGCGGTGGGCGGGGTAAAGTTGGCAGTGTAGACTGCTGTGCCTTTGACAATTCTAGAGTTGGAAATGTAGCCATTAAAAACGTAAGTAGCGGGTTGCCCTGTTTGATAGCCAATCAACAACGGTTTTCCACCATCGCTCATCGCAGTTACCTGCGCTGTAGAAGTAACCTGTGCCCCATTAAAAAAAACTTTAATGGTTGAGCCTGTGCGAACCAGCGCAACATGATTCCAAGTATTTAACGGCACGGTAGTATTATTCCCGTAATCCGTAAATGTTGGGCTTACCCCGTTGCCGTTCCCAAGAGACGCAACCAATTTTCCGGCAGAAGTTATACCTAACGAATACTGAGAATAAGACGTACCAAAAGTTCCATCTTTGTTAATTATTTGCTGTTCTGTTGCCGATAGTGCCGTGCAATAAAACCAAGTTTCAATTGTAAAATCGCCAGAAACAAGATTTAAGGCTACGTTATAAGCAATACTTAAATAATCCGTACTACCATTAAAATACCCACTCCCCCCATACGCCGCAGCGGTGTACGAAGCAGTCGGGGAAAACGGTTGGAATGCTTGTGTTCGGGGGGAACCAGAAACAGTTAATGTTTTTGGACTTGAAGAATTGTCTTTTACCCTGTTGTCTTGTAAGGTTAGTAATAAAGTATTTGCAGAAGATGTTAATGGAGAAGTTGGAACAGAAAAAGTGCTTCCACTATATATGTTGGTATTTGAAACCTTAAAATTAGATAGGTACCCAGTAATACCATTTGTGTATGACCCGGAATCTAACCATCTTCCAATTTGCAAGGAGCCGCTAATGGCATTGGGGACGCTGCCAGTAGCTTTTTGAACCCCATTTACATATACGGTTACAGTAGAACCGCTTCTAACCAATGCTACATGATTCCAAGAATTTAAAACTAATGGGGCGCCGCCGCTAATTGGGGTTCCCGCATCAGCAAAAACATTAATAGTTGGGCCACCTGCATTATATGTGCAGGCTAAAGAGTTTGGATTTTGCGTGTCATCTATACCAAAAAAATTACTATTTGCAGAAGCAGTTGGAAAAAACCAAAACTCTATTGTAAAATTTGCAGATAAAGATGTGGTTCCACCAACACTAACATATTGAGTAGTTCCACTAAAAAAGTTACTCCAATACCCATTAGGCCAATACGGAGTCACAGAACCCTGCGTTGGGGTTCCGTTACGGGTGATGGTGAAGTTGTTTGTCGAAGAATCTAAAAACGTATTGTTCTGCTGCCCGTTTGTGCTGGTTGTTTCCAGTAACAAAGGAACATACGGAAAGTATGGGTCTGTAGCAACCGCCGCTACTCGGCCTGATTTAGATGCAGCAAACATTATGTGTAGTTTTGCCCAATGGTGGTGCCATACCAGCTAGTACCGTCAGAGAAAAACGAATAGATGTCCTTCTTGCTGGCGGTGCTAGTAATCGTCGGCGCAGTAGCTGAAGGCCATGATACTGTTGACCAAGTAACCGTCCGGCTTCCCGTACCATCTTGCGCCAAAATAATAATGAATGATTTGCCAGCCACCGCTGTGGGCATTGTGATCGTTGCGTTACCAGTCAACGTCAAAATCTGAACAGTACCATTGGTCAAAGCAACCGTAATCGCAGTACCCGTGTTGGCCGTATACGCCGTTTCAACGTAGTTTGTTACCGTGGGGTTGGTCAGCGACGGAGTGTTATTAAAGACCAATAGACCAGAGCCAGTCTCATCAGTCATTGCCGAAATTAAGTTGGCACTTGAAGGTGTTCCCAAGAATGTAAGAACGCCCGTTCCTGTTGTGGTCGTTGCAGGAGCCGCGCCAGCACCTCCACCAATAACCAACGCATTAGCCGCCAACGCAGCCGAGGATGCCCAAGCACTACTGCTTGAAAAATAAGGAACACCGCCGCTAGTGCCAGCGACCGTCAAAGCCAGCGTTCCAGATCCCGTAATTGGCGAACCGGCAACCGAAACAATACCGCCAGTAAATGTCTGCGCTACCGAAGAAACAGCACCAGCCTGAACAAGCAGATTCCAGTACGTTGTATTGGTTGGCAGGTTTCCAATTGAAGCCAGAATACAGATGTAACTTGAACTGTTGTACAGAACAATGTCATTTACATAGTATTGCGTTGCGCCGGAATACGTTCCTTTAGACGCAACCCCAAGAGAATAGCCAAGACTATTCCAAGCCGTTGAGCCTGTACCAATCTTGAATCTGCCGGTATCAGTCTCAGCACCCATCTCGCCAACAGCAAGGGTGGGGTTGGCGCTAGTCCAAGCCGAAGCAGTTCCGTTTCTAATTTGAATCTGAACGGCCATTACGGCGTACCTCCATCAATCGCGGTAATCCCGCCATAGTTACTTGTTGGCGTTCCACCGTCAAGGTTTGGACTGCCGCCGCCTCCACCGCTTTGGGTTACCCAAGACAACGTGCCAGATCCGTTCGTTGATAGCACCTGCGCTGACGTGCCGTCTACAGCGGGAAGCGTCCAAGTCACATTGCTAGAAACCGTTGCAGGGCCTTTAAACGCTACATAGTTGCTGCTATCCGCATCAGCAAACCGCAACGCCCCCTGCGTTCCTAATTGTACGTTAGTGCCATCCCAAGTGAAATTGGCAGAACCACCAAACGAACCCGAGTTATTAAACTGAACCTGCGTGTTTGAACCACCGGGAGTGCCACTACCACCAGAATACTGCGGTATGTTAAGCGTATTGCCAACGAACGTGGCAGCGCCAGACGTTCCGCTGGTGGTTAGCGTAATTGGAGCTTGGTAGTCCGTTCCGGCGGTCGCAGCAGAGAATGCGCTTGTGCCGTTACCTTTGAGAATTCCGGTAAGCGTAGTTGCCCCAGAACCACCATTCGCAACAGGTAACGCAGTACCAGAATAAGAAATAGCCAACGTCCCAGATGTTGTAATAGGCGAACCAGTAACCGTAAATATTGATGGCGCAGATAACGCCACGCTGGTTACCGTGCCAGAACCACCGCCACCGCCCGTGTACTGCGGAATATTTAAGACGTTACTGACAAACGTAGCCGCGCCACTTGTACCAGTTGTGGTAAGCGTTATAGGAGCTTGATAGTCCGTCCCTGCCGTAGCGGCACTAAACGCGCTAGTGCCGTTACCCTTCAAAACACCAGTTAATGTGGTAGCACCAGTGCCACCATTTGCAACATCAATCGTGCCAGATAGCGTATGTGCCGCATTCCACGCAGTCGCGCCGGTTGCGCTAAACGAACCGTCTGCTGGCGTTGAATGGTTGACAGTTAAAGTCATGCCAAGAAGCGCAGCCGGTACAGAGCGCGGAGGTAAATTTCTATAATATTATCAATAAGTTGCTGCAAAGACATATCAGTCTTGTCAACAATTTCGTATCGACAACCTTCAATTTCTTTCAACTGCTCTTCCAAGAACTCAACAATGTTAGTCGTTTTCTTGGCAGTCATCAGCGTGATCGGCCCGATCAGCCCGTGCCGACCCTGGTACGCCTCGGCAAAGTCATCTGCCGCTTCAACAATTAGCTCATAAAAATGACCAAGCGCCTTGTGCTTACTGTAACTGCGCGTGTTCAGATGTACGCTATGGGCTACATCCCGAGCCAAGAACAATAAGCCTACAAAATCCGCGCATTTCATTGCATCATTCCTTCAGAAGGCATTTCCATCGGCATGGATTCCTCACGCATCTCTGGCATCATCAAATTCTGCGACTCCATAGCCGCAGCGACCACGCCCATTGCAATGTCTTGGATCTGCTCTTCAGACATACCCGCCTGAACAGCACTAATACGCTGCGTCTCAGCCTGATACGCCTTAATCTGCGCCTCAAAGTCCTTGCGCTCCATGTCCTGCGCTTCCATTGACTTGCCGACATTTTGCAACATATTGTGCAATTGATCCAGTTCTGCCGCCATCGCTTGCATTTGCTGGTTGGCAGCTTGCAGTTCGGGATTGTCTTCGGCGTCGCCCATGAGCTTGGGGTCAATCGTCTTGGCAAACCGCTTTGCCATTTCTTGAGCACCAGGCCAGTCCATGTTCTTGACAAACAAGTCGCCAGCCACCGCCCAAAGTTGCGGGTTGCCTTGCAGTAGCTGCGCCATTGCCTCAAGAGCCTCTTGGCGCTTGGTGGCATAACCCGGACCAGTCGCAACCACTACATCGTATTTGCCAACAGACGGGTTGTAGATCTTGTCGATCACAATCCCTTCTTGGTTCTGGATCTTACGCACTGGCTCGGCTTGAGTCGGGTCAATCTTGACCATCTTCGTCTCGCCATCAATCCCAATGATTCTAGCGATGCGCTGCGTGTCGTAAATCTTGGGGATCATGTCCACCAACTGCCGACCAACGTAACGTACAGCCCGTGCTAGGTTGTCTTGGTAGTGGTAAGTCCCGACATCGCCCTCACGCTGGCGAGCCAGAATAGCCCTGCCAGATCGTTCGTTGGAAGTCATTCCCAACGAGGCGTTGTACTGCCCCGTTGCAGACTTAATGTCCTCGGAAGCACCAACTTTAGCTTGCAACAAGCCAGATGATGCCATTGGCGGCTGCGCACGTTGTGGCAGCGGCAATATTGCACCCTGACCGTCCGTTACGTCCGGGTTGACCTCCAAATAAGGCCAGTTATTTGTGTTTGCGGTCTTCCACTGGGTCTCATACCCCTCAAACTGACCGCCATAACCAATAAATGGTGCTTTTGGAGCCAACGCAAGCATCTCTGCCTCTTGGCTAGTCCAATAGTTGTACATCCGCTGTGCATCTTTGGCGTTACGCACCAACCCACTGATATAAATGCGACCCTCAACCTCGTATTCGTTACCGATCACCCGCACAACAGGGATGCAGCTACCGGCCCATTCCTGCTTTTCAAGGATTTCGTAGCCGTTAATTTTGGTCCAACAGATCTTCTTGCGATCCGCTTGGCGTGACTTCTTAGGTTTGCCGTAAACCGCCCGCAACTCTTTGTCTTCCGGCGTTCCTTGGAATGCAGTCACATTACCAGGGTACAAATTCAACGTCTGCGTGTCGTATTCGCAATAAAAATACTCAGCAATACGAATCGTGTCCGTATTTAGCCACTGGCTCAGGTTCTGATCCCCTACACCCAGCGTCTCAAGGGTGGACAAGGGCGATGCGTTAGGAAACAACCGTGCGTATTCGGCTTTAGACAAATCCTCAGTGATAAAACACCACTCGGCGTCGCTGCCGCATGGGTCCTGAATCAGCGGGTCCATGTAAACCGAGAAGCTATTGCGTACCCGCGCAATCTTGATGTCTTGGTCAAACGTATTGTCGTCGCAATACTCGGTCAAGACCCGAATATAACCCTCGCCATACGCAACCTGGTTCTCGCAAGCCGTATCGTAGGCAACGTCCGCATCCGAGATGTACTCGATATGCCGAATCATGCCGTTAAAAATTTCGGCAACCTCAACATCAGCGTTGTCATCAACCGGGATGACCTTGACGCTAGGCCGATTCTGGCGCTGATCGTTGGTAATCTGATGTACGTGCTGCGGCAGTTTGTTAATCGTCAAGCAGGGCCGCGCATTGATCGTCTGACCCTGCACCGCACCACGGGTCGCCAGCACATCTGCGGGCCATTGCCATTGGTTATCCGGGCTACCCGCGTAGAACCGCAGGTCGTCTAGCTCATCCTCTCGACTCTCAGAATACGCCGAAATAGCCATAGATAGGCGATCCCGTGCCGTTGACAGTACATCTGAGTCGCTCTTGAGTGGTTTACCACCCAGTGCGACGTTGCCAACAGCGTTAATCCCGGTGTAATCAGCCATCAACACTTCCAGCGTTTAAGTGACGCCTTAGCCCGTTCCGCATCGCCTTTAGCGTGGGCCACAACCCCTTCCATTCTAGCGCAAAAGCTAGACTTCCTACCCTTATCGGCTTCCGTCTTTGGATTAGGTGCTGGCGCTTTTAAGTTACTACCAGTTGCGGCGTTGTACTTCTCACGCCCTTTGGCGGTCAGTCCAGCGCCCTGTTTAACTGGCAACTTCTCACCACGCCCAACCGATAACGATACGCCTTTCTTCACTTCTTTTTTGCCGTCTTTGCAGACTCTTTGAAGTCTTTAGCGGTTGGCGCTCCGGGAGTTCCGGGTTTACGCATCTTCTCGCCAGAACCAGCAGCAATACGTGCTTTTTTGGCGTTGATATTGGCGTATAGTCCGGGTTTACTCATTTCTTCTTCGCCGCTTCACGCTTGGTAGCGTAGGCAATCGCAACTGCTTGTTTGACTGGTTTGCCAGCCTTTACTTCAGTCTTAATGTTTTCTTTGAACGCTTTTGCGCTAGTAGACTTTTTGAGCATTATGCACCCATCCAAGATCCGGCCATTGAGTCACGATTCATCGTAATAGTACGAGGCCGTTCAACGTACTCACGGTGCGCTACAGGATAAGCAAAGGTCACCGCCAGCGCGTCGGCTGCGTCAGGTGATGCCAATCCTCTAGACTTCATTTCTTTCTTGCCTTCCAGAAAGATCGTACCCGCCGAGTTGGGCTTTTTCATCGGCCCAACCAAGTCATCTTTGAGCATCTTGTCTTGCGGAATGCTGGCGGTTTTTAACCACTCGCGCATCGCGCCCCACATCTCAGCCCGCTTGTTACCCCACATTACGGGGTTTTTGGCTTTCCAACCAAAGTTCACCCCTCGCACCTTATACCGTTGCTCTGTTAGCCTGTCAAGTATACCGTAGCCCAAACCGCCTTCGTCGATTACAGTCAGCGTCGGTTTGAATTCGTCAATCGCGTCAATGACACGACCAACAATCGACATCGTATCCTCGCCCTTGTACCGCTTGATCGCCACAATGTCGCGCCCGCGTCTGACGACAATAACTGTCGAGTCCAACCCACCCCTCGCCGGATCGACCCCTATTACTATAGGCGCGGTCTCGTCTTTGTATTTAGGCCGCTTGAATGCGTCCTCGACGATCATCGGCGAGATGAACTGATCCTCGCCCGCGCTTGGGAAGTCGCCGTACACCTCTACGCGCGCTTGGATCGAATCCTCGCCGTACTCCGCGATGATCTGCTCGTAGACCTGCTTGTCCGTCCCCTCGACCGTGCGCGCATCTATCTGGCGTGTCTGCCAGAAATCACGCTTACTATTAAACGTCTCAAAGAAGTACCCGCTGTTACGCCGTGGGTTGCTAAACGCAAACCAGTACCTGTCTAAAATGTTCTCTGTGAAGAAGCCCGCACCGACTGACCAGATCGCGTCGGCGATACCGCTTGCCTCGTCAAAGATCAACATCATCCCGTCGTGGTTGTGTACTCCGGCGTAAGCGTCTGGGTTCTCTTCTGACCAGAGCTTGCCTTCCGCTGCCCAGTAGCGCGTACCTTTTTTGAGATCGCGCTCGACCAGTTCGGTCAGCCATTGTGCCGGTACGATCTTAGTCGCGCTGATCTCCCACCAATGGCTGTTGATAATCATCGCTTGCCACTTGGTCAACTCGCCCCAGGTCACCGACCTTAACTGCGCTTCGCTGTTGGCACTAACAATAACCGTCGAGCCGATCCGAGTAGACAGCATCCACAGAATTAGCCAGCTAACTAACGCAGACTTACCAATACCCCGCCCGCTGGACACCGCCTCGCGTAGCGTGTCCATGTTGACCTTACCCTCGTTGACTTTGATGTGCTTGGTAATGTCACGCAGTATTTCGCGCTGCCATTTGCGCGGCCCGCTGAACTTAGCTAACGGTGTGTTGGGCTGGCCCCAAGGAAACGCGAACAGTACAAACGCTTCAGGATCGTTCGCTATTGCGGGTGACCACAACCGCGTCATCAACGTCTGCTCTTCGGCTGATGTATAGATCGTTTTTTGCATTCTCTAACACTCTGGTTTGCGCGGCTTCTAGCGCCTGTGTGATGCTGATCCGCTGATACACATCAACACTAACTTCTTGTTTGGCCGTCCACTCGTGACGGTGACGCAGGATCTCTAACGCGGCCTTGGCGTCGCCATTTAACGCCGCGTTATTGAGAACCTGCGAGATCTCACGCTCGTTATCCGCGCGGCCTTTTTGTTCAGCCATTTCCGCTAACGGATCTAGCTGACACAGTTGCCGATACTCAGCGGGCAGCATACCAGCAGCCAGCGCCAGCGAGTCACCCTTCAGACCTAACTTTGCTGCGTCGTAGATCGACTGAAGACGCGCCTCTGTTGCCTGAACATTTCTGACAGTTAGTGGCAAAGATTTGAACATGATTCGATTGTAGGCAATGTAGGCAATGTTAGCAATCAAAAAAATTTTAAAAAATGTTTGCGGGGGGTGCGTGGACGTGACCGGTCGGCCGTCGGCCCTACCCGGCCCCCCTCAGCCAAACGGCCAAAATGTCAGCAATTGTCAGCAATGAAATAAAACCCTTTCAATTTGCATAACCAATGTCAGTCATTGTCAGCAATGGTTTTGAATTCTGTTAAAAGCTATAACTAATGTTAGTAATTGTCAGCAATGCTTTTCAACTCTTATAAAACGTGGAACTTGTGGTTTTTGGCAAAATGTCAGCAATGTAGGCAATGTTAGCAATGGAAAAAAATCGGGCTGGCTCAGAACGCGTGGGGGTTTGGCGGCCATTAGCGCGGCCAAATTCCCTATATATAAAAATTGACTTTTGAAACAAATATTAAAAAAGTATTGCTGACATTGACTAACATCGCCCGAAACCCGCGCCAATATTGACGTTGAGCGTAGGCAACGTTTTTTCTTCGATTGCTGACATTGTGCTGACACGTTGCCTACAACTGTTGGTTGGATATTTGTGTAAAAAGTTTGTTGACAGCTACACAGCGCGCGCGGTAATCTCTACTCACGGCGCGCAAGTTGCGCGTCGTCACACTTCACTACACTAAGGGCACACAATGAAAATCAACGTCAAACTCTCAGCGCTCCACGCCGTCGCGCAACTTGCGGCCGACAAGGAAATTCGCTACTACATGGTCAGCGTTCGCGTTGAGGCGAACTCGAATCAGACAATTTTGACAGCTACTAATGGTACTTGCGTCGGGATGTACCGCGTCGTCGACGTTGAGAACGAAGTCGACGACAAGATTTCTTTTCTACTACCGCTCGACGTCATCAAAATGCTAAAGCCAGCAAAAAATGGTCTCGACGCGGCCGTGATCGAAACCAATGACGGCGCGACGGGAACGATCAGCGTAGTCGGAGGCGCGACAGTAGCGTGGGCCGCCGTCGACGGGAGATTTCCCGACATCGCGCGCGTCATCCCTCAACAATGTAGCGGCGAAGTTGCTCAGTTCGATCCCGCGCTGATTGCCAAATTCGCCGCCGCTAATAAATGTCTGGGATCGAAGGCTAATCTTAAAATTTGGCACAATGGCGGATCGGCCGCGCCGATCACGCTCAACGATACGAAGTTTTTCGGCGTATTGATGCCGTACCGGGATATGACGGGGTTAACTAGTTACGCCGCGCCGTCGTGGACGTTTGACGCATTTTCAACACTTTGAAGGGAAGCACACCATGAGTAACTATAACGGCTGGACCAATTACGCAACTTGGCGCGTCAATCTTGAGATGTTTGACGGCTATGAAGGCACACTCAGCGCCGATACAGCGCGCGAGATCGTCGAGGAGTACATCGAAGGCTCAAGCGTCGAGGGTTTGGCGCGCGACTACGCTCTTGCGTTTATCTCCGACGTCAACTGGCACGAAATTGCCGCCCACTATCAGGAGGAGGTCGAGGTATGAAAATCGAAACACTTGCAACCGGCGCGCTAATCGGCTGGATTATCGTAACGAGCGTGATATTGGCCGAAAATATAGCGGCCGCTCTGTGTCGTTAGTGATTGCGGCGGTACTTGCCGCAATCCTAGTAATTATCCTTGACTTATGAGAACGGCCCGCAAGGGCCGTTTCTTATTACCGCGCCGCCGTTATCGGCGTGACGTTACCCATCGTAACTTCTGGCTCGACTGCGCGCCGAAGGTCCGAAGCACTCATTCCAGCATTATCAGGCGCGCAGAAAATGTGCTTTCGAGTAGGTAGAGCGCGCGCCGATAACCGCCCACAATCTATCCATCCGGCTTCCTTAAGAGCGTGAAGCAGAGCCGATTGGTATAACTTCACACCAGCGGGAGCGAGCGCGCCCAGAGTGTCGCAAACGCCTTGGAACGGCGAACCGATCACACCACGCGCAAACACAGAACGGCGCGCGCGGATCGTCTCAAGTAACCATGACTCCGCACTCGACATTGAATTCTCGACTAGATTCGCCTTGAATTCAGTCATTGCGGGAGTAGCGGCCGGATTGAACCGGCTAACGTCCCGCGCATATAACCAAGATCCAATCGAGTCGAATCCTCCCGCGTTGAACCAGTCCCACATCGCGCGGCCGGCCGCCTCGCTCATGCGCGGCGCATGGGACCAAACACAGAACCATCGGCGGTCCTGCGAACCTAGCGAGATCGGGACTAGGTCATTCGTAAACGCGAGCACGAAGCCCCGATTTAACATCATATAGGGATGAAGTCCCTTTCGATTGATAGGCAACACATCAGGAGGCGCAGCAATGATCGGCTTGAGTTTGTTCGCTAACTGTCGGCGATCAGCGGCGTTTGGTTCCTTCAACTCGTTAATCAGCAGGATCTCAGACTCTAATTGATACCCCCATTGGGACGATATAGAGTCATTGTCAACGATCCCTAGATTGATCTTACCGTCCCCACAGACCGCCCATATAAACGGTGCCCACATCGTATCCTTACCGCAGCCCTCGTCGCCCCCATGCAGAATGGCGTGGTTAATCTTGACCTCCGGGTGCTGGACCTTATAGGCCATTGCATCCCATATATGCTCAAGTTCTGACCGCTCTGGGACCAAACGCGCGCAATGGTCGAGCCATATAGATATATCGTTGACCACGCCAGACACAGAAGGCCGCGCGTTGCGCCACCAATTTCCAAACACCTCACCGTTGCGCGACACGAGAACCGAATCTCCCGCCGCATAGGTGATCCCGTTTAGGATGCGACCGCCGCAAGCCTGACGATTCTCATCAAACCATAGCGAAGCGCTGATCAAGCGCGCGCTCTTGCCCGTCTGGTGCATAGATGTACACATCACGCCGCGATAGGTCGAATCAAACGCGCGCCGCGTGATCTCTCGACGCTCTATAAGATCGAAGTAAGCGTCATCCGATTGTATATAAGCGAACCGCTCATGCCAGCCCGACCGCTCGACGCGCCCCAGTTCGCGCGCTTCGACTTGCGCGATCACGGCCTTGGCGTCATCGGTAAACATCTCCGTAGGCGTCAATTTAGACAATGCGCCATTCACAACCGACGCGAGCAGTTCATCACGTAGGCCATAGGTCCGCTTGGGACCGCCTTGCTCTTCAACCCATGCTAAGAACCGCGCGGAATCCCATTCGATGCAATGCGAGTGCAGACAGCAATAAGCCCGCGAAGCGGGCATATAACGGCCCTCTGGGTTACCGTCGGAGTGTTCCGCACTGTTAGGGCAGATAACGCCCCACCAACCCGCCGGGTTACCTTTTTGTGTGACTTCCTTGCGCTCGACAAGCCACGCCAGCACATCATCCGACCCGTCGTCCTTTAGGACGCCTGGACGAAATGTTGTAGTCTCGACCGCGCCGGGGACGACCGATAGAGCGTTGCAGATCTCTTCAAGACTAAACTCGCGCGAGGGGTTGAATTCAACCAAACGCGCAGCGAAGCGCCCGCGTCCGGGCTTTAGGTTGATCGAGCCGGGGATGCGGATGTTACGCACCGGATTGATAGCGCCGGGGTCCGTATAGCCCGCAGCGGCTATAGCCTTGATCGCCGCGCTATAAACTGACTTATGAGGCTGATCGTCTAGCCGGAATACGTAGCACCATTGAAAGTTATCCTTCGACGTTTCAATAATCCACGTAGGTCTGATCGTAGGCGTCTTAGACTTCGTACCGACGTCATCTAGAACCAAGCACCACACGTTCTCGCAAAACGCAGCGCCCGCACTGACCCGCTGACCGTCGAACCGCGACTCTATAAACGAGCCAATGTTGACGTACCAAGCGCCTTCACCGCGCGGCTTGCGAAACGCAGGATAGGCGTAACCGCCCTCGCGCTCGACTTGTTTTGTGAATAGTACAACTTCACCCTCGGGCGCGAGGGCTATGATATGATCCACCAGTTCCATGTGCTCTTCTCCTGTGTTGAAGCCCGCCCTTCCCGGCGGGCTTTTTTTGTCCGGCTATTTGCCGTAACGGGTCATTTGCTTAACTTCTGCCTTTAAGGGCAGTCCTGCCGCCCAAGGCGGTGACGTACACATAACGCGGCGCAGTAGGTCGGGGTCTCCGTCCTCAAGGACGATCTCGTCATGTACGTGGAGCACTACGTTATCTAGCTGGCGTAGCGCGTGGCGAAGCACATCATTGGCGACTGCTTGCGTGATGTTCTCGCAAGCCAAGCCCTTCCATAATCTAGCGCGCGGCCATTCTTTAGCGTCAGCGGCGGGCTTCCAAGCGGCCTTGCAGTATGAAATGCCATCGTCTTCCAGTTTGGCGAACGGGTAACACAGAACGCGGCCCGAAGGAAGAATGTACCAGAGATGCTGCCGGTCGAATAAATAAGTCACACGCCCCGCGCTGAACTCGGCGTTAGGCGTGTGCATAGCTGATGTGTATGCGCGCTCAAGCTCCGACCAGAACCGCACGGCCCATTGATTAGACCGTCGCCAAGCGTCTACCATGCGCCGCGCGTCGGCTTCGGGTAGATGAATACCATAGGCCCGACCCATAGCCGCGAACGCACCTACGCCCCCGGCGTACCCGCACGATAACTCCTGAATCTTGCCGATCTGACGCTGATCGTCCGTCACCTGATCGACCGAGCACCCAAAAGTCGCAGCGGCGTTGATCTTATAGATGTCTTGGTCAAACTGCTTGAGCTTCTCGTCGCCCATGGCAGATAGCCACGGGTTAACGCGCGCCTCGATAGCAGACCAGTCAGCGACAGTAAAGTTACCAATCAGCGCGGGTCGGAGCATCCCCTTGAGCACATCTGTAACTCTTCGTCCGTGAAGAGGGACAATTGCTCGACCGCACACCATGTCGTCTCTGACGGCGGCAGGGTCTTTGGCGGTCTTGCGGGTGAAATTATGGACTTGTGCGCCGTAAGAAGAGGCTCGCCCCGTCGCAGATCCGCCAGCAAAAACAAATGCGCCTCGAACTCGGTCATCTTCGACATCGGCCAACTCCTGTAAACGCTTAAACTTCGCAATCGAGGACGCCCATAGATCGTCCGCGCATTGCACCACCTCGCGCACATCTGGGTCTAAATCATCACACGCCAATAGATTAGCGCGAACGGCCTTGTCGATGCTGTACTTCTCACCGACCCACATGAGCTTCTTTTGCTCGTCCGTGACACGCGCCAGCACCCACTCGCGCATACGTGGCGAGCGCACCGCAAGGCCGCCGGTGATCTCAGTTACGATACTTTGTATCTCAGCTAGTTCGGCGTCAGCATAGCGAATAGCGGCCTTGCATAGCGCAACGTCCACCTTCACGCCACGGTCGTTTATGCGCTCGTTTACGTGGTAGTCGAGCAGTTCCTCATCCGATAGCTGACGCAGAGCGAGGCTAACGGCGCGCATGGCGCGCACATCCTGCTCGCAGTATTCGATCAGTTCTGGGATGAGCTTGTCATTGTATGGCGGCACGCAGCACTGCCGCACAAGGTAATCGCCGCGCCGGTCTTTCTTCATGTCAGCGCCAGCAAAGCGACCGACGTCCTCAAGCGAGCCTGGGGCGCAGTTCGCGCGGGCTTGTGTTGCGGTGCAATAGAACTGCTCAAGATCGAAGTTGATCTGTAGCACATACCAAAAAATCAGACGCTCAAACGCGGCGTTATGCGCGCGGATCTGACCTTTATGATTTAACACATCAGACGGAAATGTTAAGTCTGGGGTCCAAGTTTTAACAGGTTCATCGTCGAATGCGTAGGACATACAGATGACTTCGGTTTCCAAGTCCTGCGCGTAGTTATAGACACCCGCGACCCGAAGGTCGCAGGTGCTACGGGTTTCGAAGTCAACCCAAAGGATCACTTACCCTGCGCGACGACGGCGCGTCGGCTGGGGAGCTTCCTCTTCAGGTCCGTCCATCGACATAAACTCGACGATCTCAAAAATCGGCGTGTAAATGCGACCGTAGGACTTGTGCTGGTAGTGCTCTTTCTTGAGCAGCACGACCGGCACGGGCTTCGACTCATCAACCGACACTTGATTGGCGAACGCAGATGCAAGCGCCTCGTAGGAACGCTTGCCGCCGACCGAAGTCGTCGAATAGCGCGCCTCAAGACCCTTGTCCTCGCCCGTCAAACACTTGAGCGAGAACCCGACTTGCTTCTCCCATCCACGCGCGGCATGGGGAGGCGCGTCGTCCGTGTCTGGCAACGGGTCGGTCAGCGCAACCATTCGCTCGCCCAGCACTACGCCGTCGCCCCAGGCGATCCAACCGTGTACGAATGAGAAGGGGTTAACGGCCCACTTTGAGTCAGACTCAACTTCAGTCTGATCAGCGCCGAACACCCAATGACCGGTCTTGTCCATTTTCAGGATGACCGAGCCAGCGGAAGCGGCGGGGGCTGCAACGGTCTTGATAGCCGTTGCGATTGCTGCGAGAGCGGGGAGACCAGCTTTATTGAAGGCTACTAAATTTGACATCATTTCATCCTAGTTTAAAAAGAGCAGTTTTCATCTGCTCGGGGAGGAACACAACCGCTGACCGGGGATCACTCTCCGGGGCGATTGTGGTTCCCGACGACACCGCAACAACGATGTCATCGGGGAGGTTGAGTTTACTCCTTTTCAGGATCTTCTCAACCTTGGCGGGCGACAGCAGGGCCGTCTCCACCAATTCTTCACGGTCAACGCCTAGCTTAGTCAGCGCAGCGTAAGCTTTGTCTTCGTCAACCCACTGACGCAGCGCGCGCTTAGGGACCAGTTTGTAACCATGAACCGGCTCGCCAGACTCAAGAATCTGATGCGCCAGATCGCGCAGGTCAGCGATCCACTTCTCAACCAGATCAGCAGTCGCCAAATACTCGCCAATCTGCGCGGGGTCTAGGTCCTTAATCTGCACCTTAAGCGCCCGCTCTGCCGCGCCGGTCATCTGTGGGCAGATCGGCTTGGCAGGGCAGTAGCGGCAATGGTCGCCAACCTTAAGCGGAGCAGCGGCGTTCTGTGACGCGGTGACGGCATGGACTAAATCACGCTCAAACTGCTTAACGCGCGCGACCGTAGTCGTCCAACGCTTGACCGCTGGCGGCTGGACGATGACCATCTCGACTTCAGACACGCCCTCAAACGCCCATTCCAAACCTTTGGTTCGCATCGCAGCAGCGGCGTAGAACAGCAACTGCTCGTTCTCTTCAACATCTACTTCACCGCGCCCAAACTTCCAATCAAGGATGACGGCGCGGTCGTCAATCCGGCCAATCAGGTCAGCAGACCCGAACACGCCCGGAAGCAGTTTGCCAAAATTAACGTGCGACTCGACTTTGTACTCCATGTCGCCGTTTGGGTCGATCTCGTTTAGCGCCGCCATCGCAGGGACGATCTTCTCGTCGATCAAGTCTTCGGTCATGGTTTGATCGTTTTCGACCATGCCGAGCACGCTCTTGATCTCTAAACTAGGATCTTCTAACAGCATCGCCATCGCGCTATGGCACAGCGTGCCTTGATCGGCGGCGTCACCCGCCACACGCGGGGGCATCTTCTGCACAAGCGCGACTGAGCCTGGGCAGTTGACCACGCGCTTGGCGGTCGAACCGCCAACGATATTAGAGTGCATTTGCTTTTCCTTTGATCAAGTTCGTGAGTGATTCCTGCGACAGCATCGCAGGGTTGTGACGCCCTAACATCTTCGTGACCCACCCGCGTTGCCAGAGCAGCGACAGGGATACTTTAGCGCCAAGGGCCAGCAACTCTGCCGTGGTGTAGGTCTTGCCGCCGGGGGCTACCCAAGTGTTCTTGATGCGCCAATGCGGTACGCACATCAGGTTGCCTTTGTAGAACACAGGGGTCAGGTCCAACGGCTCGAAGTCGCCGTTGTCGTCTTTCATGATGTGTATGAGGTTCATTCTGCGTTGTCCTCCTCATGACTGATGGTGACCTTGTACAGCGTGGAATACCCGCTGCAATCGAACTCTACTTTGTTGAACTTGGCGTTGGGCAGCAAGCTCTCAAGGTAGGTGATGAGGATGTTCTTGATCTCTTCGCGCTCTAGGATTATTTTCACTTTGGATTCCCATTTAGTGAAGTGGTTGGAGACGTCACTTTGCCCGATCACGATCTGCTTGTCAACAACTTTTTTGCAAGATATGATGCCGACATGAAAGAAAGCGAGATCGAACGCCACTTCGTCTGGGTTGTTGAGACGATGGGCGGCAAGACGTACAAGTTCACAAGCCCCGGCGTCCGAGGCGTGGCTGACCGCGTGGCGTGTCTGCCGGACGGGTCGACGTGGTTCGTGGAACTTAAAACCAAGGGGGGAAAACTCAGCAAACTACAGGAACACTTCGGCGCAACCATGCGCCAACTCAATCAAAACTACACAGTAATCTGGAACCTAGAAGGGGTAGCACAATGGTCCTTAGACCTTACCAAGAAGTAGCCGCAGACTTTCTCTACGGCCAGGATCGCGCGATGATCCTAGCGCCCGTGGGGGCGGGCAAGACGGCCATCACGTTGACCGCGCTGTCGGCGCTGCTCAAGATCAAACGCAACGCCTTAGTGCTTGCACCTAAACGGGTAGCCGAAAGCGTATGGGCGACTGAGGCCGCGAAGTGGGCGCCAGAGCTAACCGTCGCGGTCGCTGTTGGCACACCTAAGCAACGCCAGAAAGCGTTTGAGTCTGGCGCGCAGGTGGTCGTAACCAACTACGAAAATATTCCGTTCCACGTTGACTTTGACTGCATCATTTTCGACGAACTGACGCGGCTCAAGAACCCATACGGCGCGCGGTTTAAGGCGCTCGCCAAGTTAATTCACCACATTGAAATCCGGTGGGGCTTGACCGGATCGTTTACCAGTAACGGGTTGGAAGATGTGTACGGGCAATGCAAGATCATTGACCAGACGTTGCTAGGGCGCTCTAAGGGCGCGTTCTTGCAGCAATACTTCATTGCCATAAACCCTGAGTTCGGCCAATGGACGCCGCGCGTAGGCAGTCTGGAACACGTGATGGAGCGTATCAAACCGGCCACCTACGTCCTTGAACCGGGCGAATACAGCGACAAGTTACCGCCGCTGCACATCGTTCATGTGGACTGTCAGATGCCGATGGACCACTACAACAAACTCAAGAAAGAGTTTGTTCTTGACAATATTGTGGCGGTCAACGCTGGTGTGGTGACGGGCAAGCTGCAACAGATGGCGTCGGGGTTCATATACGACACGCATCAAACGCCCGATCTGGTTATGAAGGGCAAGTTCATCACGCATCAGACGCCGATCTGGTTCTCAAAACATAAGTTTGAGGCGCTGGACGATCTGCTGGCCGAGAATCAACACGCCAACACAATTCTGGTGTATCAATACCAAGAAGAATTGATGGAACTGCACCGCCGCTACTCCAATCTAGTTACGCTTGACGATGATAACGCCATCGAACGCTGGAACGCCGGTCAGATTGAACTGCTGGCGGTCCATCCTAAGTCTGCC